CTAACATCTGCCGTCTGCGTTTTTAACATATTGCTCCCTTGTAAACCCTAGGAAATTGGATTTACGGGATAATCGTATTTAATTAAATCGATTTAGACAAGAAGTAAGGTGGCGTGTCGGCAGTCTAGGAAGCCAACCTCTTTAGATTCTTGCTCTGACCCGGCGAAATCGGTCTTTGACGGAAGCACCTTAAAAAGCCATTCAGGGGCATTTATAGCCCCTAAGTCGAACTGGTAGATACCTTTTGGCGTTGAGTTGATATAAAGCGTCCTAGCGCCCGTTCTAGCCCTTATTTCGGCCAAGTAATCCCACTTCTTCTTCTCAATCATAAGTTTGTCATAGTGGGTTCGGCGGCATTTGAGCTCGATATAGGCGTCGTGGGTAACGCCGTCTACCCGGTCGGTCGCCGATAGTGGCGTCAAGTCCGGAAATTCGGCCTTAAGCGCCTCAAAGAGTTCGGCTTCTCGGAAGTAGATTAGACGTCTTCCTCGCCGTCTTCCCAACCTATTTTCTTGATTGGGTCGGCAGGATCGATAAACCAATCCGGCCAAGATTCGCGTTCCATAGCAAAAGCCAAAGCAAAATCGGCTTTCCATCCAGCCGCTAAAGCCGCGTCGTAAATTGCTTTAGATTCAATGAAACGTTGCTCAAGCTTTGTGGGAAAAGGATTGGCTACTGTGCGCGGTCTGCGAACTTTGCGCTTCTTTGGCGCTTTTTTAGCGACGCGTCTTCTTTGTGCCATTTGTAATCCTCTCCCTTAGAACTAACTCAAGGGTAGATTCTAACTTGTCAAGCCTCGAAATCAGCGGAAGGTTCTCGAGTTTTATTATGTATCGAAGTCCGGCGATTAGTAGGCCGATTGAGCCTAAAACCGAAGCTACGAAGGCCGCGACGTTACTTGCGTCCATACTGCGGAGAATTCTTATCCGCCCAGCGAACGGCTGGAGCTGTGATTGCGCCAATCAAGACCGCGTATTCGGGGGCGAAATCGAGAAGCAAAGAGACTCCCATAGTTACAGCTGAGGCGGCTACGGCTAAACAGTAATCCTTGAACGCTTCCTTGAACTGAGGACTTTTAATGCGAGCTATTAGGTCTTTCATTTATTTTTCCCTTCGAGGTCGAACCAACTTCGGTCTTGATCTCCCGATGGATTGAAACTTATATGGATGTGGGACTTGTGCGGATTGCTTCCGGTGTATTTACGCCAACGCCACCGGAGACGAGGGGAAGCAATACGGCCATCATAAATAACGTATTTGATTCGCTTGTCGCCTCGCTTCGCGCAAAGTCTAATTCGCTCGGCGAGTGAATGAGCTTCTTCTTTGTGAGCTTGAAGGTCGGAATCAACATCTATAGCTCTGACGATTCCATCAACCGGGATATGGTCTGAAACGCCTTTAGCGAGATGGCGACTATCAGCAATCCAACCATCGCTACGGCGATCGCGGCTCGGATAATCGTCATCTATTTGCTCTCGAAGTTGGACACCAGCTCGGCATAACTTAGCCAAGTAGTATTCTCGCTTCTTCTTCGCTTATTCCAAGGCGCTCTAATAAAGCTTCTCTAGCCGATTCTTTTGCTTTTTTCTCGGCTTGTGCGTTAGCAAAAGCAATTTGGTCTTTTTCATATTGCTCAAATTCGGCGTCAGTCATTTCGCGTTCAATTTCTTCGCCAGTCTCAAGATTCGCAATTTTAACGATTGGTTTACTCATTATTTAACCCCATATACATAGACAGTTCCACCAGTGAAGTTAGCGTTTAATCCCAAAAATGTAATGCTACTAATTGCCGCAGTCTGATTATAAAAACTGCTTAAAGGCAATATGTTGAAATTTGTTGTGGTTGTCGCATTAACTTGAATTGAAAAACCTTGTAACATTTTCCAAGTTGTTGTGTTCGCATAATCAGGAATTGTAAAATAACTTAAATTCGTTGCTACGCTGTTATCCTGAGCATTAGAAAATTCTAAATATGTTTGACCAAAACTTTGATTATTTTGCTGGGTATAGCCTAAAGCGGAATAACGAGTATTAGAATCTGAATTAAATCTACCGATTAGAGTATCGCCGTCGTGACTGGTCTTAAAACCTTGAACCACAACAAAAAGATTGTAATAGGTTGCTGGGATTGATGAAACAGTTGTGCTTGCGCCAGATAAGGCAGTTCCACCAGTATTTATTAAAGTCATTCCACCAGAAGCCGGAGTTGCCCATTCAGGCGCCGTAGCACCGGAATTAACAGTAAGAACCTGCCCGGCTGTGCCAATCGGTAATGAAGTATTGACGTTTGATGTTGCTGATCTATAAGCAATCGCGCCAGTTGTAGTTTGCGGATTGAGATTTTTTGTAGTTGTATCAATCGACGAGCCAAGTGTCCGAATGGCAGACGCGCCATCTTTGACGAGAGCTGTATCGTCCGGCGTTGTCCAGCCGTAATTTGTTGTCGTTGCCATTGTTCTCCTTTAAGCGACTATTGTAGCGTTAAGCCAATCTAGGGTTGGGGATATTGTCTGCCAAGTCTCGGTTGCCGGGACATTGTTCCAGCGGAAGGCTTGGAGAGAGTAAGCGATAGGTGAGACATTGAGAGTTAGTCTTAGGCGGTTGTAAGAAGCTGTCCAAGTCCATCCTTCGACGAATCCTTGGAAAGAGCCATCGACCATATTTGTAGGCAGGTTGGAGATGTTAAGCGGAAGTCCCATAAAGACATTAAGAAGCGCGTCTCGGTCGGCATTGTCAATTTCCAGGCTATGAACCTCAAAAGTAATTTGTTTTAGTAGATATTGAGGATAGGCTCGGATTTCAAGATAGAAGGCGGCTTGGCTGATAGCGTCAGACTGATTGCGAAGGGTAGTAACAATCGTTGAGGCTAGTTGGCCGTATTCGCTAATCGAGGCAAGGTCGGAATCTGTGACTGTTGAACTGCCAGTAGCTCCATAGCCAATCGTTATCGAGTTGCGAACGTCTCCGGCTCGCTTAATGATATTAAGACCCGTCCCGGTTGCGTGATTGCCGTCGAGATCGACATATCCGTTCACCGCTAGATATTCGCCTCTATGTGTGCTATCGGCGTAACCAATGCGACCTTGAGCGTCTTCGTAAATATAACCAAGGCCGGAAGTAGCCAATCGGCTAACTAAAGAATAAACATTTTCATTAAGGTTGGATTGCGAATGAAGCTCATAATCGCCCGGCTGGTCGATGTCGCCCAATCCGCTATTTTCCGCATTAGCCCAAGTAACAGTTGGGTCATAATCATTCCAAGTTACGCCAGCTGGAACTTCGTCCCAAGTGTCAAATAAAACTCCGGATAAAACTTCGTAAATCATATCGCCGTCTAGGTTATGACCTAGGTTGCCTTCGAATATGGCTCGAGCAAGACGAGCTAGTGAGCCGACTGCGAGAATGTTAATCCGTTGAGATAAGGCCGTAGATCCGCTATTGGCCACTTCGATTGATAGGTCGGCGATAAAGCCGCCGAATAATGAAACCCAGTTGCCGGAAGTGTCTTTGACTTCGATTGAGATTGGGTAATTAATCTCAAAGCTTACGTTGGCTTCATTTGTCTCTAAAAGTGAGATGTTCGCATAACCGGGTTGAGGCTGAGCATATATGTCGGTTCGGCCGCTGGTAATTGTCATCCCGGCTAAGGTGACCGAAGTAACAGTCAAGCCGTTTACTTTTACGCGATACTCAGGATTCCAAAGGGTCATACAGTTAGGGCGCTCAATCCACCAGCTGAACGACGTTCGACTGAATTTAATGCGTCCACAACAGCTCTAGTAAATCCAGTTTCATCGATAATACTTGGTGAATTAACATTGATGTAAACAGGTTGGGATGATCTTTGGTAGCCGCTTGAAGGACTGGATACAGTTAAAGCTCCAAAACCACCTTGAGGCGCCAAGTTAATCAAACCCGGAACGCTAGGGCTGGGCTGTTGCGGCATAAATTCAATTTTATTTACATTTGGCAAAAGAGGAATACTGTTATACAAATCAATCAATCCATTTATAGCAGACTTAGCACTTGCTACAAAAGACTTAATTTTATCGATTGCCGTCCCAATAATGTTTACTATTGTGCCAACTGTTTTACCAACTCCAACGATTGCGTTTACTAATGCGAACTCAAAAAGCGGAATTAGATAATCTTTAGTAAATTTCCACAAATCCATAATCGCTTCTCGATTATCCTCAAAAGCCTTTTTTATAGGCTCTAAAGCTCTATCTTTCGCCTCGACAAGCATTGGAATTAGACGATTTGTAATGTAGTCAATAAACGCGGTAACGGCTGGTAATAATGCCGCGCCAACAGATTCCTTAGTTTCATCAAAACCAATTTTGAGGCGTTGAATTTGACCTTCTAAGGTGTTCGCTTGCGTAGCGGCCGCACCACCAAAAGTCTGAGCTAATTGATTCATTGTGCCATCTAAACCAAGAGTTTTCATTTGAGCTGTTGATAGACCAATACCGAGTCGGCCTAAAGCTCCGGTATTCCCTTCGTACGCTTTACCTAATGCGTTTGATACGGCTTCAACGGATTTACCAGTAGCCGCGCTAATATCTAGGGCTAATTGAAGACTATCTTGGGCTTTGGTAAGTGATCCTGTTGCTGTGGCTAAACGTTGGAATGCTGGTCGAAGTTGATCGTCCGCAACGCCAAAACTTAGCGACATTTTTTCAATGTTTTTTTCTACCGCTCGAGTTTGCTCATCAGTTGCGCCAGTTACACTCTTAAGAGCTTTGGCGAGGCGGGCTTGAGCCGCTTCATCTTCTATGGCGGCTTTAACTCCATCAACAGCTAATTTGCCAGCATAAGCAACAGCCGCAACAGTAGCGGCGGCAAAAGCGGCGGCGGCAACTTTGCCAAACTTTTCTAACTTACCGCCGAATCCTTGGATTTCGTTGTCGGCTTGGCCTAAATTCTTTTTAAGGTTATCTATATCGGCGAGGATAGATAACTTGAGAGTTCTACTTCCGGCCATTAGTCATCCCACTTTTCAATAACTTGAGAAAACGAATTTTCCCATTTTTTAATAATGTCGGGTTGAACTCGACGCATAGTAGGCCATATAAAATAACCTTCGCTACCTTTTGATCCAAATTTAGGTGTTCGCGCTAAGAATTGTTTTAGATTATTAGAACCAAACTCAACACCAGCCAAAATCGCGTTAGTGGCTGGACGGCCTTCTCTTAATTGTGTAGTAGCTCCACCAGAAAATTTCTGACTAGCAAAACCAATTCCAAATTCGCCTACGACGCTGGATTTACTGATTTTAATACCATCTGCGATTCTAGTCGCTTGTCTTGGTCTTGGATAATTTCTAGCCGCTGACCTAATCTCGCCAACGACAAAATCTACAAGACCGCCAGTTACGCTTCGAGCTTGTTCTTTAGCCTCATCACCCATTTTACGGATGACACTAGCTATTTTTCTCAATTCACCTTTGTCATATTGAAATACGCGCTGGCTGTCATCGAACGTTGCCATTTTGCTCCTTCAATATCTCAATCGCCGTTAAAACATCTTCTCCGTCATCCCAATAAGCCATTGGAATCCCGGTTGCGATAGCCAATTCGACAATGAGTCGGCTTATGCTTCCGGTTGGATGGCTTTTGGGTTATCAGCCCCTACTTCAAACTCTGAAACAGTTTCCATCCATATATCTAGAGATTTGACTGGCTTACCAGCTGATTCCCGTTTCATCGCTGAGTAAGCAAGAAACATAATGTCCCAGATTCCGGGAGTGGTTAATTGGCTGACTGTTTTACCAGTTTCCTTTTCCCACTTCGCGTAATCGACTGGCTTAGTTATGTAAGTAGCCTCGTCTCCATTGTTATATTTAATTGTAATTTCAGTTTTCATAGCTCCCGATTCCCCGATCTCTTAGCTGAAGGTTTCTGTTGGTGTTCCGATTACTGTCATTGTCCAAGTGTCGGTGAGTGCTCCGGGAGCCGCTCCGCCAGCGCTTGGGAAGATTGGAAGAACTGTAAAGGCGAAGACTGCGCCAGTTACAGCGGTAAAGCTGACGTTGAGAGCGGTGTTAGGCGCTGACTCTGCGTCTGCCCACATAGCCTCAAACAAGGATGAAGCCGCGCCCCAATCCTGAAGTAGTTCGATTGTGAATGTCCATTGTTTATCAACGGACTTGTAAGCGCGGCCATCGAGAGTTTGATAAGTCTCGATAATCGTCTCACAAGATAAAGTCGCAGAAGTCGCCTGAGCATCGTAGGACGCTGAGTCCAACGTGAAAGTGACATCGCGACCTGTGATTACTGTCGTTGCCATTTGTTCTCCTTAAGAAGTTTGCTCGTAGCGGACGCTCAAGCGGATGTCGGATACAAGTAAGTTTACTGTTCCAACTTGAGTTACTGTCGGTCTTTCGACTGTTGATAACTCATACTTGGACGCGGATAAAGCGCCAAGAATACTAATGACAAGCTTCTCAAGATTATCCAAAGAAGCTGGGTTTGATAGGTAAGCAACTGCCGCGCTGATTGTGTAATTAAGTTTGAGCCGGGTTGTTGCTTTGGAAATAAGTTCTAATTCCATATAAGGCGAATCGGGAACGATTACGACGGCCGGAACTTGAGGCGCTTCCGGGACGTGATCGTAAACGTTGGCGCTGACATTGGCTAGAGCTGTTTTAATTGCTCCGCGAACGTCATCTTGAATAGTGCTCGCTGGCATTAGCCAATCATCGTTTCTGTGTCAATATATGCTCCAAGAATTCCTGAAATTCTATTAAAGAGGGAGCGGCCAAGCCGGAAAGGTGAGACTGTGAAGTCCACTCCCTCGATCTGCCCACCTGCGGCAGTTCTCGCTTGAAAGATTTCGACTGAAGTAATAATGACCGCGTTTTCAACGTTAGGGTTGCCTACATAAGTGGAAGCGCCGGATAGTGTGGCAGTTCCGGCTGGGATAACGTTGCGCTCGATAATGTCTGCGTTAGTAATAGCGGCTGTGAAAACGTAAGGTTCAATTAAGTCGTTTGTTACTGTGACTGTTGCGTTAAAAGGTGAACCACAGCCAGTTACGACGACGGATTGACCTTCGCTAAATTCGTGAATTGTTGATGTCTGATAATAAGCAACGTTATCGGTTAATTTAACTTTCTCAATTCTCGTCGAATAGGTTACGAGCATTGGGAGAATTAAATTCTCACTTGTATCTATGATGTCATTTAAGTAACTGTCTGAATAGAGAGATGACGAAACGCCAAGGACGGCTCGTAGCTCGGAAGCTGTGACTATCGTTGGCATTTCGTCATCCTTTCATTCTTTAGGTGAGCGGCCAGCTCGGGAGCGGACTGGCCGTCACTATTAGTGCTTTAGTTCTTGTTGAAGTGGCAAGATCCGTTAGCAACTTTAACTGCCAACGCACCGTAGCCATAGTAAGCAACCTTTACTTGACCTGTCGCAATTACATCAGCGCGGAGCTGGAAGCGAGGTGATTCATACCAAGTGTATGACTCTGGGTTGATTACAAACATAGAACCGTCTCCGGTTGTGTATGTCAAAGCTGACAATGAACGTGAGACGTATAGATCTAGTCCGGCAACATTTCCGCGGAGTGATTGTGGGCTTACTGCGCCACCTGCGTTGGAAGGATTTGTTGCTGTGTAGATTGGTCGTCCACCATCGTTGTAGGACATAATGTTTGCCCATTGTTCAGGAGATACAACAAGTGAGCGAGCGAATCCGAGGCTGTTCTCATATACTTCAGCTGCGGCTTGTGCTACATAACCAAGAAGGCCAGCTGCGGTGTTGTCCTGAGCTGTTGGAGCAATTTGGCCTGATGAGATGATGAGATTTGTTACGTACTTGTCAGTTTCTTTCGCGTATGCGAACTCCATTTGACGAACGAGTTCATCAAAGAATAAAGGCGAACTGCGATCGAGTAGCTCTACCGAAAATTCTTGGCCGCCAGCGAACTTCTTAACTGAAACGCTGAGGAAGGAATTTGTCATTCCGGTTTCGCCGATTGCGCCTTCTTCTGCTACTTCAGCAACAGTTGGAACAGCTGTGATCTTCGGAATCTCGAAGGTCATACCTGCCGCTGGAAGTGTGCCGCGAGAAATCGCGTCGATAGAACCGCGATCTGCGTTTGATAGCGGATTGATGATTTGAGCGAGCTGTGGAGTCGGAATTAATCCGGCATTGTTTGTGGTGGTGTCATCAGCTGCGCGAACATAAGCGCGAGCGTCATCATCACCGAGAGCAGCGCGAACGCTGTTCTCTAGGTATTTCGCCTTTGTAAACTCAAGGCGAGGAGCGGTGTAAAACGCTGGGCGAGCTGCCGAGACGGTTTCCACCTTAGCTGCTTCTACCGTTTCTTCGGCAGGAGCAGGAACGGTAGTGTCAGACACTTGTTCTCCTTCGGTTGGGTTGTCTGCTTCAGCGGTTGCCGGAGCAGAATCTTCTTGTGGCGCTTCATTCTCAGAAGCGGCGACTTCGCTAACGCGAGCGCTATCTATTGCTGGATCTGTAACTAGGGAAACTTCTTCTAAAGACGCGCTAGTAATTTTCATAACGCCATTGTCGTTAGACCATTCGTTAATCATCGCACCGACTGAGAATCCGTCTCTAAGTCCGGTAGCGGCTTCTTCTAATGCGTCATCAGCCGCGAAAGTCTTGGCTAAAACGAATTTGGCTGTTATGCCTTTGTCATTTACTTCGTAGTCAGCAAGTTTTCCAATTGGTCGAGTTCTATCGTGCTCGAGGAGCAATTTAACATTCTTCATCGCAATAGAATCTTTGGCGAATACCGTTGCGCCAACCGAGGTGTTGCCGCGCTCATTCCAAGTTACGATTGTGCCGCTAATTGTACGAGTAGCGACGTCGGCGGCTGTAATAGCCATTGGGAGATTAATTTTCATTAGGGATTAGGTCTTCCTCTCGTTGAATTTGCTCAACGCTCATCGCGCCAATGCGGTTGAGAATTTCATAGACTTGAGCTCTTTCCAAAGCATTACCGCGAAGGAAATCATCAAGATCGAAGCGCACCATTACCGGATTAGGAACAAAGTCCGGAAGTGAGAGCCTTTCCTCAATCGCCTTAAGAATTGGACGAAGTGAGAAATCAACTAATGAGCGCCGTTCGCTAACCGCGTTGCTATATGTCATTGAAGTAGTCTCGGCGCTCAAGAAGTAAGCCGGGATTCCACAAGCTCGAGCCAATTCTAGCGCTACATATTGACGAGCTTCAGTTAATTGTAAAGACTTAGGGTCGAAACCAATTTCTTTAATATCTACATCAGCATTTAGGAAAGCGGTTGCTCGAGATTGTCGAGCTGTGCGCCAAGCGCTAAGAAGTGAGTTAATTCTTTCGGCTGGAAGATTTGTGCCAGTTGATTTAAGAGCAATAGTTGGCAATGGGTCTTTTGCGTAAGTAACTGCCGAGTTTTCTAAATAAACTGCCGCTTGGATTGTTTTACCTGCGCGATTTAATAAACCTTCATCGCCGCCATCGAATCTGATTAGCGAACCAATTCCAAAATTAGGAACGCGCTTACCATCAACGGCATATCCGGTAATTGTGTTATTTAGTGGGTCGGTATCAACTGTCACTCGATCCGGAGATATACGAGTCCAAGAACGAACGCGACCGCCATCGGTTGCCGAATACATTTCAAGAACTTGTCCATAACCTACGCCGTGAAGGAATATGTCTTCTGCTAACCAAGTGTAAATGACAAAGCCAGCCACTCTAGGGTCAGGCTGATTAATTACTCTGTGCGGATCTACGAATTCGCCAGTTATGCGATTGAAAGTTGTTAAAGGTAATGAGCCAATAGTTCCGCAGATTATGTTTCGAGCTCTAGCAACTGCTGGAACTGACATTGCTACTGGACGAGTTGTTGTAGTCCGTCCACCTAGGATTTGATAAACATTATCCTGAATCTGAATTGGAGTTAAACTAGCTTCAACATCAGATACTTTAATCGGAGTTGAAGCCGGAAAGAAGAAATCGCGAATCGCACCCATTAAGCCTAAATTGTAAGGGATATGTGCTACGCGACAATGATATCGACACCATCATTTGACTGAGTGGCGTAATGACTTGCCATAGCCGCCGCGACTGCTCCGGTGATTACTGCGGCTGAGACTTTACGGCCGAAGATCCAACCGCCATCGCCAAAGTTAAGCCTTACCGCTGACAAGCAATGAGAAGTTAATTCTTCTTGGTTGCCGTGGGCTAATCTCTGAGCTGAGATAGCCGAGACGAACTCATCGCAAGACGTCGCATATAACTGTCCATCGATTGCCTCACAAGGTAACCCGGCTGGGACTAATCGAGCAGCCACAGCTGAAGCAGTCCTAGCCGAATATGCGATTTTAAGAACATTAAACTTCCGATACCACTCGGCAATATCGTTGGCAATTACTTTGTCGGATAGATAGCCGGGGTTAGTCCAAGTCTGAAGAAGCTGAACTTGAAATCTATCCCCGTCTATCCGTTGAGAGGCGACTAACGCGGCTTGTCGCCTATCAGGTGATAAATCAATCGCAAGCCAAGTATCAACGGACTTGTCTAAGCGCAGACCCTCGACCGCGCAAGCTTGCCATTGAGACGGATGGATGACTGGATTGATTGTGGAAACCCATTGACATAAGACTTCGGTTCTAACTATGTCTTCCGGATCATTTAATACAGCTCGGATATTGTCGGGGTGAATTGTGTGGCCGAGAGATGGATTGGCTTGTGCTACGCCTTCCCAAAAGGCCGCCGAGCCATCGAACTTAATCTCAGGTGGCGCAGACCATTCCCACCAGCCCAAAGATAAATCGTTTGTAAGTATTGAGGCTAAAGACCGCTCTCGCATTTTATTTAAGACAACTGAATGGCTATCTCCGGCGTTAGATAGTAAGAAGGCTTGTGGGTTTTGTGAAGCCATCTGGGTAAATCGAAGGGAAGACCAAACATCCTCGTCGTGATATTCGCGAGCCTCATCCATCCAAATTGTGTCCGGTGAAGCTATTCCTCTAGTGGCCGAGTTAGAAGCTCTGACTATGTATCGACGGCCACCGCTGAACTGTAACTCTTGAAATCCTCGGGCTTCTAGCTTCTTTACTAATTGGCTTTCGAGTTCAGGATGTTCAGTAATGATTCCGTAAATCTTATAAAAGACTTCAGCTGAGGTAGTTAATTTGTGAGCTGTGTGAACTTGAAGTTTTTGTTCTAATCCAAAGATTCGCCAAAGAATCTGCCAAGCCATCCAAGTTGATTTACCATTTTGACGGGCTAATAAGATTCCGTGAACTGGGGTCTGCCATCGGCCGTCCGGCTGGACTTTTAGCGTTTGTTCACTAAGCCATTCTTGCCAAGGTAACATCTCTTGGCCGTATTTAGCGCAAAATTCGATGAACTCTAAGCCTTTTGATGGGTTATCAGTGATTTTAGTGTGAATTCGCGGTTTTACCACACCTCGGTAAGCCGAACCAGCCCGAAGGCTAACGATCTCAGCCGGGTCGGGTTTGTTGTTTACCAGTTCAAGCATAATGCCGCTTGGTCGAGCCAGTTCCCGGTATAAAAATCCCAATGGGGGTCGTGGGTTTCCTCGCGTCTCTCAAAAAAGACCCGGGGGCTATGCGATCTCGCTTTCCGCTGTTACATCGATGACAAGCCGCAATCATATTGTCTTCAGAACTGATTCCACCTTTACTGATTGGAATTATATGATCGACTGTATTGGCTTCTTGTCCGCAGTAGTAGCAGATATATCCATCGCGTATCAAGACCTTCTCTCTCATTACTTTGTAATGGGTCTTGTCATATTCTCTAGCCATTAGATTGGGAATATCTCAATCGTATCTACTGAATCATCTATCGTCTTTGGATGTTCTTTAGCGCAGTTACCGCAGCTCTTACACATCTAATGCCATCCTTTACGATTAAAGTGTTTAAGCGCTTTACAAGCTGAACCATCGTATCTGTGTTTAAGGTAGCGATAATGCCAATCAATTTGCTTCTTAACTTCCATACCCTTCACCTTGATATTCCGCATTTGTGCTAATCCATAATGCGAACCATTTTGGGCGAGCGGATTGAACCGCGACTCAAGCCATATTAACCGCACCCAGCAAGCCCCCTCATCAACTGTCTTGAGATAATCCATAGCCATCATCACATAAGTCTCTTGAGTGGATGTTAAAGATAAAGCATTTGTGGTAGTTGTATTTATTGGATTTAGTGCGAGGCCTAGCACAAGTGATAGGCAAAGGCGTCGCCAAACACTTGGGCGACGCGTTGCCATCAGGCCGCGCCTTCGCGCTAGTGTAATGGGCTTGTCAAGTAACATTACTAAAAGTCCTGTTCAGACGGCGTTTCTAGCTCTAATAGTTTACTCGTTTCAATGGTCTTTCCAATTATGGCTTCTTTCAATTTATCTCGGCCATCAGCTTGAAATTTGGTTATTAAATACGGATCAGCAGTGCTACCAACTAACCAATCAATCGGCTCACCATTCCAATCAATAACTAAATCATCAACATATTTGAAGAATTTATCCAATATCCGATCTACTGACGATTCCCTCACCGATTCGACTATCTCATCCGGGCAATTCATTTTTACCCAATCAATCCATTTACGATCGTTGATAATCTGCCACTTAAACTTTGGCTTACTAGTTGAGACATAAGCAATCGTCTCACCATCCAATTCAGCCTTCACCCTATCTGCTCCAATGCCATCCATCTCACTTTGGAGCTCTTGGCGTAGCTGGTCTTTAACTCGCTTTGCTTCGTCGGCTATTAGGCTGACTGCCGCCAGCTTCAGACTCGTCTCCTTGATTCCCATTTCTTCTCCTCTCCCGATAAAGCCTCATCTCTAAGGACTCAACTGTTATGCCGCAATCCCTAGCGATGAACTCCATACTAAATCCCCAGTCGATTAACTGGTGGATATATTTGAGGCTAACTGGCCTCTTTACTTCTTTCCTGCCCATCCGTCTCCCTTAAATATGACTCCCGGGCTTGAGAATTGCTTCTCCATTGGAACTTGACAAGGTTGACACCATATTGAGTGATTGGAATAGACGCTGAAGCTTTGCTCGACTGTGATCTGACATTGGGGACATCGAAACTCATAGGTCGGCATTTTGTGTCCAATCCTTATGGCCGTTGAACATCTTGACCTGTATTTTCTCAAGTCCAGCAGCTATTCGACAAATACGACATCTAGCCGCTTTCATCTTCCAGTTGCCACACTCTTTACAGCGTTCAATATCATCCTCTTTGGCGCTCACTCGCTCGGTTGGATAAATAATCCTTTGCTCAAAACATCCCTGACACTCCACTAACCACACTTCGCCGGGAGCTTCAGGAATGTCCGGACATTCGTAGGTCTTGATTAGCCTATGAGCTCTGACCCCTTTACAGCTTCCACACTTAAAAGGATGAACGTCAAAAATCATCTATACAATCCTCACAGTAAAGTCCCGACTGCCTATCCACATTGAAACTCCGATAAAACATAATCGCAAGCTTTGGCGAAGCTTCTCTGTGGCATTTAATACACTTCACTTCTTAAACACCCATTTTCCGGACTCATCTATCTTCATCCATTTAGCCGGGCATTGAGCGTCTCGATCTCGAGATGGACAGACCCAGCCTCGATAATCTTTGCCGTCTTTAGTTCCATTCTTAAGCACCATAGCACCGTGGTTACAGATTGGAACTTCGTCAGCTATCTCAGCTCCTAAGGTTTCGATTAGGTGATCAATGTTATGGACTATTGGCTCCGGGTCGTCCGGCCGTTGTTCTTTAATGAATTCTGCCAACTTTGGATTTGTTGTTTGTATTGGCTTATTGTGACTCTGGAAGGGTTTAGACCCACTCGGCTTTGCCAAGTAGCCAGCAAGGTTGAGAGCTCTTGAGAGGCTACCGCTCTCCGCAAGTTCCAGCGCGTATTGTTTAGATTTGACTTCGGATGAAAGACCCGTCGTCCAAGGATTACCATCAACTTCAGTTCTAAATATTTCAGTTTTGACAATATAGACATCACAATCCTTTGTTAGTGACTCAGCGAGGACGTGAGTCTTGATCCGATAATCGGGATTCTCAGCAATAAATTGCTTGAAGCGTTCCCATACTCCAACATAATCATCTAGGTAATTCGACATTTAAATTCTCCCTTTTAGCTACTTCTCCTAGACCATCTAAGAGCTGTTCTTTTAATGAATAAAACGAACCATCCGGCCAGTTCTGTAAATCAGCGGCGCACTCTAAACAATAAAAGCGCACTTGGTTAGATCGCATTGGAGAAGCTGATACGCATTTCCAATAAGCCATCTTCATAGCATTTGGATTCCATTGGTTCTTATGAGAACCCCAACGTTGCTTACAGTAATCGCACCATTGGTCTTTATTAGTATTACGCAGAAGGGTCAAAGTCATCCCAATCTGTATGTCGGAGCTGACCCAAGATAGCGGAGTATCCAATGAGATCGACAATCGAATCTTCCCGC